CATTCAAGCGACTAGCATTATACTTAACTCATGATATACACATACATAACACTACCAAAAAGCAAGTTTCAGGAAAAATCTAGTTTTACCGCTACGGCTACCTTTAGGCTGCTAAACGCATCCACAACGCCTACAACGGCCAGATACAGAATAGATGACGACTACTCAGGAGATGAGGTAAGAGGCTGGACAGACCTTACACCGGCATCAAGCATTGAAATAGCCATAACCCCTGATGACAATAAATCGGTTAACGGATCAAGGCGTGAAGAACGCAGGACTTTGACAGTAGAAGCTAATACTGACCTCGATACCCAGACAAGAGAGCGGGTAGCTTGGACGGTTGAGACTATTTTTCAATTCTAATGACTAACTCCGAGAAAGACAGGCAGATATGTATCGAGCTAATGGCCTCTGTAGACCGCTTAACATCTGCCGTACTAGGATTACAGAATACGATAGAGCTTTGTGCATTTGAGGAAGAAGATGAAGTCCCTCAGTTACTAAAAAGGCAGGCCCACTAATGGTAGCTAAGAACGATATAACGGGTGACTCCATCCAAAGCAGGGCAAATAACAGAGCCTTTGCAGACCAATGGGAAAAGATTTACGGCAAGGTAGACAACACCGCCGAGGGTTTAATCAGGCAGATGGATAAAACAGATCAGCAGGCCAGCCCCCAGAAAGAGACTCAACCCAGACCAAATAACCATTATAGTAGTAAGGATGCAGGTACATAACATGAGTATAGCAGAGAATTAGAATATGCTAATTAACTACGGGATATTAAGATGAAGAGACGCGACTTCTTAAAAGGATTGATAGCTGGTGCTGGCGTATTGGCAGCAGGAAAGGTGATAGCAAAGCCTGTAGAGAATGAGCTACGGTTTGGGAAAGTGGATAACTTCGGGTTCTATGAGAACAAGCCAAGAATTTCTGAAGCAACGCTTAGGGTTAGATTGCCTACACAATACAAGCAAACAGCCGGTAATAGGATATTGACTGTGGATGAAATAACCAGAGAATCATTAAGGATACTACACAGTAAGATGTTGCTCTTACCGTAAGTAAGCACTCACTAACCAATATAATCAAATACTTATAAGGCAAAACAACGGATTCAAATTATGGGCGCACCTTTAGGCAATAAGAACGCAACAACAGAGAAGCGTCTAATCACAGATGCGCTTCGCCGCGTGGTCACACAGAACCCTGAGAAGCTCAAGAAAGCATGTGAAAAGATCATGGATGACGCCGTAGAGGGCAACATTGCAGCATTTAACATGATGTCAGACAGATTAGAGGGCAAGCCAGCCCAAAGCGTTACACTCTCTGGCGATGAAGATGCTCCACTGGTAACAAGGATAGAGCGTGTCATCCAGAACACTTCAGATTAAAACAGCTCCAGTATTCACCCCACTGCTACAGCCAGCAAGGTATAAGGGTATATGGGGAGGCAGGGGAAGCGGTAAGTCTCATTTCTTTGCTGAGTCGCTGATTGAGGATTCAATGCTGGAACCTGGACTGCGTTCAGCTTGTATCCGAGAGGTTCAAAAATCCCTTAAAGATTCCAGCAAGCGATTAATCGAAGATAAACTCACGACATTCAGGCTTGGAGAGAAGGATGGCTTCAAAGTCTATAAGGAGGTGATCCAAACGCCGGGTGATGGTCTTATCGTCTTCAATGGAATGCAGAGCCACACAGCAGACAGCATCAAGTCGTTAGAAGGGTTCAAGCGGGCATGGGTAGAGGAAGCTCAAAGTCTCTCAGCTCGCTCTCTGATGCTGTTAAGACCTACTATCCGTGATGAAGGCTCACAACTATGGTTCTCATGGAATCCCCGTAGGAAAGCTGATCCTGTAGACCAGATGTTACGAGGTGCAGACCTTCCCACTGATTCAACGGTAGTCAGAGCTAATTGGGGAGATAATCCTTATTTCACATCAGTGCTAGAACAAGAGCGCCAAGATTGCCTAAGAATCACACCAGAGCAATACGATCATATATGGGATGGCGGCTACGCTACTGTTTTAGATGGTGCTTACTATGCTAAATCTATACAAGAGGCCAAGCAGTCCAATAGGATAAGTAACGTAGCTCCAGACCCATTAATGACTATCAGGCTATTCGCTGATATTGGGGGAACGGGAGCCAAAGCAGACGCATTCACAATATGGGCAGCTCAATTCATTGGCAAAGAGGTTAGGGTAATAAACTACTACGAGGCTGTAGGACAACCATTAGCAACGCATTTGGACTGGATGAGGTCTAATGGCTACACTCCAGACAGAGCGCAGATATGGCTACCTCATGACGGCACAAGCAACGATAAGGTGTATGATGTCAGTTATGAATCAGCATTAAAGCAGGCAGGCTATGAGGTAACAGTAGTACCGAATCAGGGCAAGGGCGCTGCAAAGGCTAGGATTGAATCAGCACGTAGAACTTTCCCTGCTATGTGGTTTAACGAGGCTACAACAGAACCGGGATTAGCCGCATTAGGCTGGTATCATGAGAAGAAGGACGAGGCTAGGGACATCGGATTAGGCCCAGAACATGATTGGGCTAGTCATGGCGCAGACGCTTACGGATTACTGAGCATTGTATTTGAAGAGTTTGAACAGCAGAAACCAAACACAGCAGACCCATACGCAGGGTTTAGGAGGCATGGATGATAATTCTATGGTTATTACTGGGAGCCTATATATTCATGCAGCTAATCTGTAAGATTTACACTGGAGAATGGATATAGGTATCCTTATAAGCTAATATACTAATCAGTATCCTACGTAACGCCGTGAGGCAGTGACAAAGGTTTTAAATGGCAAAGAAGACCAAAAAAGAAACGGCGGCTGATAAAAAGCTGCTGGAAACAATCCATAGACGATATGTCGTGATGACGGAAGCGGATGATCGCAATCGTCGTTCTGCTATGGAAGATATAAAGTTTGTCAACGTCCCAGGCTATCAGTGGGACGAGAACATGAAAACCGAGCGTGGCGATCGTCCATGCTATGAGTTCAATAAACTCCGTATAACCTGTAAGGCTGTCATTAATGAGATGCGGGCCAATCGTTCTCAGGGCAAGGTTCGTGGTACGGAAGACTCCGACAAAGATACCGCCGATATATATGAAGGTCTTATCAGGAATATCTGGTCTGTCTCAGACGGAGATACGGTTACTGACTACGCTGCTGAGTACCAAGTTTCTGGGGGAATGGGCGCTTGGAGGCTTTCCACAGACTGGAGTAAAGCCAATCCATTCGTTCAAGACATCACCATTGAGTCAATTGAAAACCCGTTCTGTCTATTTTCCGACCCTTCCGCTAAAGATCAGTTAAAGCGTGATGCTGATGACTGGATTTATACTGAGAAAATATCCAATAAGTCCTTTGAGGCCAAGTACGGCGATATTGAAAGGGTCGAGTGGGAAAGCAGCGAGTTTGATGATGATGAAGATTGGAATGATGAGAACGATACTCGTGTTGCTGAGTATTGGTGGAAAGAGCCAGTAGAAAAGGAAATCTGGCAGCTTGAAGATGGCAAGATTGTTGATTCAGAGAGTGATGAAGCCGCGCTGATCGACCAAGCAACCATAAAGAAACGCCGCACCATTAAGACTGATAAAATCAAGATGTGTATCGCTTCAGGTGATGCAATCCTTGAAGGCCCGACAGACTGGGCAGGCTCAATGTTCCCATTTGTGGTTGTGTTTGGTGAATATATCGTAATTGATGGAAGAATCGAATGGTTTGGCCTTCCTCGCTTTGCTAAAGACGCTCAACGGTCTTATAACATCTCTCGGACTGCGATAGCTGAAACGGTAGCAGGAACGCCGTTAGCGACTATATGGGCCACTGAGACCCAAGCAGCAGGCCACACTGACAAGTGGGCTGAGGCTCACCAGAAGAATTTTCCATTCCGATTGTATAACTCTGATCCTACGGCCAACGGCCCGCCTATAAGGACTGGAGGCGCTGACGTACCCGTAGCTTTAATCCAAGAGTCACAAATGGCCTCTGAGGATATCAAGGCCGTTACAGGCAGGCATTCTGTTGATGAGGGTGCTGCAAATCAAGCTACCAGTGGTAGACAAGAGATAGCCCGACAGCAGCAAGGACAGCTTACAACGTTCAACTATCAGGACAATATGGATAAGGGCAAAGGGCGAACATGGGAGCTACTGGTTGACCTTATTCCTAATGTTTTGGACACAGAGAGAACGCTTAGAGTTCTTGGTGCTGATGATGCTGAAGATTATGTAAGAATTAATACCTTTGAGCTTGATCCAGAAACAGGCGAGCAAGTAAAGGTGCATGATCTTTCAGAAGGTAGTTACGATGTAACCATTACGACAGGGCCGGGTTTTGCCACCAAACGCCAAGAAGCCGCCGAGATGTACGCTGCAATGAATGATAAGAACGGGGTACTTTTCGGTATTGCCGGTGATTTGATGATGAAAGCAACTGACCTCCCTTACTCTGAGGAAGTCGCAGAACGTATTAAGGCGACCTTGCCGCCACAAATCCAACAGGTTATCAACAAAGATAAAGGCGTAGACCCAGAAGTACAGGCAATGATGCAAGCTGCTGACCAAGCCATGCAGCAAGTACAGTCAATGGGTCAGGAAGTCCAACAAGCTGCTATGGATGCCGAGAAAGAGGGCGCGGTCAACGATAAAGAAAAAGCTGAGATTCAGACAATGATAGCTAATCTGAAGACTCAGGAGGCTCAATTTGAAGCAAAGATTGCCAAAGAACAGGCTAATCTGGCGGAGAAGCAGTCCACCATACAGCAGGCGGCTAATGAGGTCTCTAATGAGGCTCAGAGTGTCCAAGCCGGTCAGAACCATGAGCAGGCTATGGCAGAGGCAGCTCAATCCATAGAGCAGATAGGTCAAATGACCCAGCAGTTCACTGAATACGCCGTAGGGATTTTGGCTGAGATCGAGAATAAGGCAGCCTGTATTCAGGATAAGCCGAAAATTGTAAAAATTGATTCATATCGAGAAAACGGCAAGTTAGTTGCTGTACCAATTTACGAACACGACCAAGAGGCTCTTGGGCAAACTATCGAGGAAACTCGCGAATGACCAATGAAACACTAGCTTTAAGTGATGCACCTGAACCAATCGAAACCGAAATTGTAGATACAGCCACGGACGTGGAAGTTGATGCGGTAGCGGTAGTAGAGGACGAACAGAAGACCGAAGAGGTATCGGAGTCATCAACCGAAACAGATAAGCCAAAAGATGGCGTATCTAAACGAATAGACGAGCTAACCCGGCGTTTTCGGGACGCAGAACGTGACTCTGAATATTGGCGTAATCAGGCAATGAATCAGCCTGAGAAACCAGTGGAAGAGGTCAAACCAGAACCATTAAAGACATTAGCTGACTTTGATTATGACGAGGCTCAATATCAGTCTCATCTATTCGGCAAGGCTCAGGAGGGTGCTGTTGAATCAGCCCGAAAAGTCCTTAAAGAGGAGCAAAGCCAGGAAGATGACAGAAAGGTAATATCGGCCTTTAATTCAAAAGAGGCAGAGTTTGCTAAAACTGTTGATGATTACTATGACGTTGCTAGAGATCGGGCGTTTACCGATAGGCATAGCAATGAAATGGGGATTGTCATTACTGGAATGGATGATGGGCCTGAAGTTCTGTATTACCTGGGGAAGAATCCAGACCTTGCGGATAAGATTTCACAATTGTCGCCATTATCGGCAGCGCGTGAACTTGGACGTATAGAGGCTAAGATTCAATCTCAGGAAAAGTCCGGCAAACAGGTTAGCGAAGCTCCCGCGCCAGCACCAAAACTCACTGCTGTAGAACCGTCAACGACTAAAAATGTTGATGATATGACACAGGGCGAGTTTAACGCATACCGGCGCAAACAAATCTCTAATCGAGGAAGATAACGATGAGTAACACCTTAAAGGTCACAGACCGAGTATTGAAAGAGGCCCAGCGCATAGCGCACGAGAAGCTTTCATTCGTCGGCACAACCGACTTGCAGTACGACAAGTCATTCACTTATGACGCAACACGAGGCCCGAATGGTCAAACTTTGCGAATCAGGGAGCCAAATCAGTACACGCGGCGACAGGGTTCACGAGTTATGGACGTTCAGGATCAGGACGAAACCACTCAGAACATCACTGTAGCTACGCAGGATGGTGTTGATATGCGCTTTAACTCTCAGGAGT